CAAAGGCAAGGTACGTCCAGGTATGTCAGGTATGACAGGTGTCACTACAACTAGTGCCCAAACCACAGACGAACAGGAAGACTCAGACTAAAATAAGGCTTGACGGCTATGGGCTGTTGTGCTACAGTACCCATAGCAGACAAGTAACAGAGCAAAGGTATGTATGCGAATACGTGCACCGCCGTTTCACACAACGTAGTGTAGGAGCGATTGCCAGGAGTGCGCATAACTCCTGGCACCTAACCTTTACACTGACACTGACACTGACCACACACAACACACATCTACAAGGAACAGAGAACATGGCTGGTTTGGTTGTTAATGCGGCAGAGGCAATGGAGAACCGTAAGCCTCTGGAACCAGGAGAGTACCACGTGGTGCTTACTAACTCACGTGTGCGTGACGCCAGTGGACCAGACAAGTTTCCCATGCTTGTGTTGGAACTGACCGTACACGAGGATGAGGGTGCACCGTATGCTGGTAAGAAGGCGTTCAGGAACCTGTCTGCTAGCCCCACTGCTGTGCCATTCATGGTGGATGCTGCCATAGCGTTTGGTGCTGATCCAGAGGAAGTTGTGCAGCCATCCGTTGACATGGAGGCAGTGTTTAAGGAACTGCACGGTACTGAGGCATGGATCACTACCAGTGTGCGTAAGTATCGCCGTTCCGAGAATGAACCTGAAGTGGATCAGACGAACATTGATCGCATCCTAGCACAGCCTAGCGTGTAGCTAGCACTAGCACACGCACACCCTGAAATGTACACACAGGTGATACGAACCGTCACCTGTGTGTACAGATAATGCGTGCTACTGTAGTAATTCGTTGTAACCAACAGTCTGCCCACTGTTGGTGCACTGATAGGCACCTACCCTGCTGTGCTACAGTGGCACGCACCACCCACACCCACACCATACGAGGCAAACCATGCGCAGACCACAGCCACAGACCAAAGAAGACAACATGCAACCACCTAGCACCAAGAAACCTAAACAGGAAGACAAACCAGAGCATGAACAGGTTAGAGTACCAGAAGGAATACCAGAAGAAACGGATAGCTGAAGGCAAAGCGTATGCAATGCGTAAGCTTGGTGAAGTGTGCGCTAACTGTGGTACCAACGAGGAACTACAATTTGACCACATAGAACCATTGAATGATGCAAACGCATACAGGGTAGCACAGATGTTTACATTCTCACGTGCAAAGCTAGATGCTGAGCTAGAGAAGTGTCAACTACTATGTGTACCCTGTCACAAACAGAAGTCTGCTTATATAGATAGAGAACATGCTAGCCTAAGACATGGCACCTTGTCAGCATACAGATACTGTAAATGTACTGAATGCAAACGTGCTAAGTCTGAACATAACAAACGGGCACGTACCTCAGTGGTAGAGGGTGGATCTCATAAATCTATGGTCGTTGGTTCGATTCCAACCGTGCCCACCAGTAAAGGATGATGGTAGTGACTGACAATGCACTGTGTCACATGCGTACAGAAGACAAGCCACATTGTTGGCACGCATTCATGCCTCCAATGAACAACCAGGGTATTAGTGTGAGCATACCTAGCCTATGTTGCTGGTGTACACCAGAGTACTACCACCTGGAAGTGTTTGTATCTGCTACGATGCCACTGGAAGATGTGGCAGCGGCTAACTACGAACATGGTAGGTTAGTGGTAATCAGAAACATGCCTAACCGTGGTCCCAAACTGCACGTGGCACGGTAGCAGTATACATATGGACACACTTGCCTTCCTGCACTTTGTCATCACTGCTGAAAAGGGTGGTTGGTTGCCAATATGTTCATCACTACCTGATGGTAGTGGTTGGCGTCAATACTGGCGTGCATGGCCAGATGATTCTGATTCCACTGCACTGCTCATACAGGGACTAACAGATGAGGGACTAAACGTATTCTATTCATCACACCTGTTTACTGAACGTGATTCGCACAAGAAGTTTGCTATGGATACGTGCACCATTCAGGTTGACCTAGACCATGCTATCCCTAGTAGTGCACCATTGCCACCTAGTCTGTTGCTCAATTCATCAGACCACAGGTTTCAGGCGTACTGGAAGCTAAACCAGTGGATACCTGCTGAAGACTTGGAACAGATTAGCAGGCGTGTTTCATGGGGTATTGACAAAGCTGACCATAGTGGTTGGTCGTTGGGACACATGATGCGTGTACCCAATACCAAGAATTGGAAGTACAACCCACCAGAACGTGTGCGTGTCAATAGTTACAACAGCAACCTGTATCTACCTGCTGACTTTGACGCATTCCCTCCACTATCAGTTACCGAACCGTTGGCTATCCTGGTGGATGACTCCTGGATTAGACAGGCACTCCAGGTACCAGCAGGGTACAACAATGCTAACATGTTCTTTGAATCCAACAAGCACCGTATACGTGAAGGCTTGCACGTACATTACTACAATGAAGCACCTGATCGTAGTACTGCACTGTGGTCACTCATGGCTGAATGTTTCAGAGTGGGTATGCAACGTGAGGAAGTGTTCTTAATTGCATACCATTCCAAGAACAATAAATTTAGGTTCCTGAGATACAACGGACTACAGGAACTAGCTAAGGATGTCATACGTGCTGAACGTGAAGCACTAAGTGGTGCATCTGGTATACGTGGACGTATTGACACAGCTAGGCGTACCAACAAGACACTAGCAGACAGACGTGCAGCAGTAGCTGACCTTGCTCGTAACCAGATGATGACACATGGTAAATTCATCCATGCACGTGGTGGTTCCCTCTGGTACATACTAGATGAGAGTGGTAAGCCTATACCCATTACACATGTGTCCACTGAACTGAACGTACTGCTAGACAAGATGTTTGGTCTAAATGCAGCAGAGCCTGAACACCTGTTCGTAGTCAACGCACTGATTAACCATACAGCAGGACTCCAGGCAACAGGTGAGATGGCAACTCTGTCACACTACACACCAGAGTCCATAGACACCGATACACCACCTACCATGTTACTACATGCTGGTACCAAAGACATACTACGCATAACACCTACCACCATTGATACTGTAATCAATGGGTACAATGACATAGTGTTTCTCTGGAACGATTACCCAGTAACACCAGAGCTAGATACCGAATACAACGATTCAACTACAGACACATGGTTTAATGCCATGTTTGGTATGTCAATGGAGCACCTAGCAGATGAAGGTGTAAACGCTGAACAAGCTATGGCTATACTACGTTCCTGGTTTATCTTTATCCTCATGCGTACGGCTATTTCTAGCAGACCTATCCTTGCCATATTTGGACAGAAGGGTAGTGGTAAGTCCACGCTATTTAAGCGTGTATACGCCATACTCTACGGTCCACATAAGGCAGTATCTGGCATTACCACACCACAAGACTTTGACTATGCAATGGCTACTGATCCACTGCATGTCATTGACAACGTAGATACATGGGAACGTTGGTTGCCTGACCGTATTGCACGTGCAGCAGGTATATCAGAGATAACCAAGCGTAAACTGTACACTGACCTAGATGTAGTGACACTACGTCTACAGGCAGTGTTAGGTGTAACAGCGCACAACCCTAAGTTTGGTAGGGAAGACGTTGTAGACAGACTGCTGATGATTACGTTTGAACGTATCGAGAACTGGCACAACGAGACAGCCATCATTAAGAATGTGAGGGACAATCGAGCTAAGTATTGGGGCCAAATAGCAAGGGATGTACAACGTGTACTAGCCGAACCACCACCAACACATGTGGCGCAGTTTCGTGTACAGGACTTCTCAGAGATAGGCCAACGTATTGCCAATGCGTTAGGCTACCCAACTGCCTTCTACAGTGCCATACAGAAGATAGTAGACCAGCAAAAAGGTTTTGTCCTAGATGAGGATGGTATGCTGGTCAGCATCATAGAAGCCTACATACAGAGCACCAGATACCGTAATGACGTATTCCAGACGCCTGCTAAGCTATGGGGTATATTTGACGTACTGGGTGGTTCTAATGTAGGCTTCTCGAAGCAGTACGGTAACTCAGTGAAGCTTGGCCGTAAGCTGTGGGCCATGCAGGACGCCTTGAAACAACGTTTCCTGGTAGAATGGAAATTCGATTCCAACCAGAAGACACGTGTATGGCGATTTATGCCAACCACCAACACAGCACCCACACTGCCACCACCACAGGAGTAACAATATGCGACAAATGAGAAGTGAAGACATACAGGTAAATCTAGAACCACCTGTGTACCAGCAAGTGAAAGACCTTGCACCAAAGCTTGGTATGTCAATGAGCCTATACACCCGTATGCTGATTATTAATGACCTACGTGAACGTGGCTTGCTGACTGACCGTATGATAGCTGACATGGCTATGGCCAGTTAGCTGACACCATGCCACCATACCCAAAAGGCACACGCCTTCAGCCCACCACTACTAACGGTCACCAGTCACTCATTGTGAACGTGACACTATGTGACTGGTGTCATGTGAATGTGGCCTACAAGTGTAAGTCTTGTGGCCGTCCAACGTGCTACATGTGCTTACAGTCTAACGAGGGTGGTAGGTGTGTGCACCAAGCGTACACACCAGTACAGAGTACAGGTTGGGGCCAACCTTGCCAACAACCTGCACCACACGCTACTTGTACACAGTGCAATGGAACAGGTATGGTGTTTGAGTGAGATGGACAGTCACGAGTTAGGTAGAATGCGAGCACTGACCAGTGTAGCTCTGTCACATGGGCATGAAATGGTAGACATAGGTTCTACACCATGTGCACCAGGAGTGTTTGCACGATGCACCCTGTGTAACGCTACACTACGTTGGTACCACGGTATAGGTACAGGTGAAGCAGCGTACACATGGTGCCCATACGCCATACCTAGCAGCATCAACCAACAGCATGAGGGTACATGACAGCAGCACTCATTGCACCCACACCCGTACTACTGACCATAGATGACAACACGGTGTTGGGGCCAGTGTGTCATTCACCATGTGTACAGGGTATGGGTAACATCCAACATGGCATCATGGTGATTGGTGTTGCTCCAGGTAAGGAAGAACTAAAGACAGGCAAGCCACTGACTGGACCAACAGGTAAGCTGTTTAATAACTTGACTAATGCGTGTGGCTTTCCACGTAGCAACATGTATGTAACGAACATGCTGTGTTGGTACCAGGAAGGCAAGATAACACGAGCACATATGAATAAGTGTTTTGGACGTGTGCATCAGGAGATAATGGCCATACGTCCTAAACTTATCATCCTGTTAGGTTCAGAGGTATGCCAGTACTGGACTGACCACACGATCAATCAAGCACGTGGTTCCGTATTGTGGTCACCACAGTATTCCTGTTGGATCATGCCTATGATTCAGCCTGCTGCATTGTTCCACGATACTATGTCCACTAACAATACAGAGTCTGACCGTGTATCCAACGTAGCATACGATATCGTACGTGACTTACGTAAGATACCTGAAATACTCACATGGCCAACAGATGGTAGCAAGTGGCACGTACCCTACCACACCATCACCAACACACAGGAAGCACAGCAGATACTAGACAGCCTTCCTCGTAACATACCTGTAGCTGTGGATGTAGAAACCAATAGTGGCTTTGTGGACATCATCAACATACGTAAGGATGCTCTGGTATGTCTAGCCATATCAGATGGTGTACGTACATGGGTAGGTGAAGCACATGTCTTCAAAGGCTGTGTGTGGCCAGAAGATGTGCAGTACACGTTCCACTACTCTATGTTTGATACTGCCATCATTCACCGTGATTTGGGTGTATGGCTACAGATATACGAGGATACCCTATTGCAGTCCTACACCTGTGATGAACGACCAGGGTATCATTCCTTGAAGCCACTAGCCAGAGAGTATGAGGGTGCAGGATTCTATGAAGATACACGCACACTAGGTTTGGCACAGCTTATGGAATACAATGCTAAGGATGCTGCATACACTGCTAGGCTGTGTACAGGTAAGCTACGTGACTGGCAACTGTCAGAAGGCACCCGTAGTGTGTACACGAATCTCCTGATACCTGCTGCCAACGTGCTCAAAGAGGTAAAGGCACGTGGTGCACGTGTGGACACACACCTGCTGACACAGCTAGAACAGGAATGGGGTGATGAAAAGGACTCCGAACAGGAGCGTATGCAGCAGATAGCCTACGATGCAGGATGGCCCAATGATGCCGACCCAATCAACTTGAATTCATGGCAACAGCTAGGCAAGCTGTTGTACGGCATCATTGGGTTGTCTGGTGGCCCATCTACGAAAAAGGCTGTTCTGGAGACACTAAGTGGACGACACCCATTTGTTGATGCATTGCTAGAGTACAGACACCTGGAGCACAACTATTCCATTTACGTGGACGGTTGGGTACGTCACATTAGTAAGCATTCTCCTGGACATGGACGTATACATCCTGACATCAACCTACATGGTACAGCTACAGGTAGACGTTCCTATGCTAAGCCTGCTGTACAGACTATCCCTAGACCTTCTAATCAAGCTGACAAGTACGGTAAGCTACGTCAAGCCATCATACCAACCAACGATAACTACCTGATAGCGTATGCTGACTACTCACGTGCAGAAATATACACAGCATATGGGTACTCACACGATCCTGTCATGTGGGAAGCACTCCAGAAGGATTACCACCTAGAAACAGCAGTCAATGTGATGCACAAGTCCAGAGCAATGATGGCTGCTGACGACAACTACCGTGAGGAAATGCGACGTATAGCCAAGGTAGTGACGTTTGGTATCTTCTATGGTATGGAGGCTTACTCACTATCACAAACAGCACAAATCAGTGTGTCAGAAGCACAGGCATACATTAATGGATTCTTCAGGAGTAACACGCGCTACAACGCATGGTACCGAAACACCCTACAAACTCTAGAACGTACAGGTGAGATACAGTCTATTACTGGACGCAAACGACGATTTGTTATGTTGGAACCTAACCCACGTATACTGAAGCAGGCAGTAAACTTCCCTATACAGAGCACAGCAGGTGACGTGACACTGAGTGCAGTTATCAAGCTGCATCCACTACTCAAACCATTGGACTCATACATCCTGTTTGACGTACACGATGCTATAGTGTTTGAGATATCAAAGAAACACGCATACGAGGCTATGCAGCTTATCAAGCATGTCATGGAGGCACCACCATTCCCTGAACTAGCACCAGACTTCCCATGCATACCTACAGAGCAATACATAGGCAAATCATGGGGCCATGCAACAAAGCTGAAGAACACATCAGACATCAGGAACATAGCATGAGTACAGAAACAGAACTAGCATGGGCAGCAGGTTTCTTTGATGGTGAGGGTTACGTTGGTTGCAGTCAACGTGCCAGAGATAATTGTAGATCAATTTCGTGTTCTATAACACAATCATCGTACACTGACGATGTGCCAACCGTATTAGCCAGATTTCAGCGTATCGTTGGAATTGGTAACATATACAAGAAGTCTACTGCTGAGCAATACAAGCCGCGATACGCTTGGAGTGTACAAACGATACATGATGTAGAAGTGGTGTATTCACTACTAAGTGAGTATCTAGATGAAGTAAAGGAGGAACAGTTTATGAATGCTATAAAAGAATACATACAGCTAGGTTCGTATATAGAATTGGGATTGTGTAAGAAAAGATTACATAAAAGAGTTGAAGGTGACAAACAGTGTAAAGAGTGTACAACATCGTGGCAACTGGAACATAACGAAACAAGGAAACTGGAAAGAAAGTTAGCAAAGGCTTTAGGCATATGATGAACATACAACCAACGACAATTTTAGGACTTGATCCAGGTGTCTCTACTGGCATAGCTATAGCTACACTGTGGGACAACACCAGTGGTACACGCACACTGCACTACAACTACTTTAGTGCTACCTGTACTGAACCTGAACAGGTGTGGGCATACATACGTCCACCAGTAGACGTGGTAATCATGGAACGTTTCAATGCTCAACTTATTAGTAAGTATGGATTGCACACTGTCAGGATCATTGGTGGTGTGCAGGCATTGTGTGCAGAGCATGAGATACAGTTAGTAGAAGACACACCACAGCAACGTAAGGCGTACCTATCGTACGCACGTACCAAGATAGCACTACCAACAGCACACGATGGCAACACCAAGCATGACCAACGACATGAAGTTGATGCAATGGCACACGTGATACGCTACCTGTTTGTCAGGCAGCTACTTACCACGCTACAGGTACCAAGTGACCCATGACCACTACATACCGTACATTTGCAGACACATTCGAGCTACACTCAGTACATAGATACAGAAGTAATGGTACTACAATCTGTTGTATATGCCTACAAGCTGAAGCACACACCATACATGCTTATGAAGACCATATTAGATCAGCTAGCAACCAACACAAATTCTGGCCCATAATGACACAGCGTTGGAACGTAGAAATATGTGGCCATTGTTCAGGACAAAAAGACGCACCAGCACACAAGCAGACAGGAGACAACACTACAGTGACTGCACACCCATACAAACCAGAACAACCTACAGATGAACGTTCCAATATGTTTAATAACCCTCCATTCACTGTACAGCAACAACAACCCACCATTGATGAGGAAGCCAGAGCTATAGTGTATGGTGACCGTGAACAGGCGTATGACGATCCTAACGTAAACTTTGAGAAGATAGCACACATGTGGACAGGTACACTGCTCAGGAAACTAAAGGTAGACGTTCACATTACACCTGAAGATGTAGCACTGATGTTGATACAACTAAAGATATCACGTGAATCATTCCGTCCCAACAGAGAGAACAGAGTAGATGGTATAGGGTACTTCCTGTGTCTACAACGCATAGTGGATGCTAAAGATGTTGAGTGATTACGATATCATGGAGGAAATAAACCTACAGAACATCATACTTAATCCATACAACTTTGATGACATCAAGCCTGCTTCCTATGATGTGCATTTAGGTGGCAAGCTACTGATACCTAACCTGGACGGTCCTGCTAGGTTTGATCCTGCATCAGATGAACAGCCATTACTACAGGACAAGTTGTATCCCTATGACAGTGGATACCAGTATTGGTTACCACCACACGGTGTAGCACTAGGACACACACAAGAAATACTCACATTACACCCTGATGCTACGATAGCAGCAGACATAGCAGGGTGTTCCTCGTTGGGCAGATGGTGGTTAGCTGTGCACATGACAGCGGGTTTCATTGATCCTGGTTGGTCAGGACAACTCACCCTGGAACTGTTCAATGCTTCACCCTGGTGGCTACGCCTGTGGGAGGGTATGCGTATAGCGCAACTTAGGTTCTATCGAATGAACACCATGTCAACACGTCCATACAACGTTGTGGGCCATTACTACAACAGCACAGGACCAGTAGAAAGCAGGTACAAGCCATGATACAAGCCACTGTAGTTGC